TGCCGTGAAAAGCGCAAGCGAGCTGGAATCATTGGAGGGCGCATACGAAAGGCTGACCAAGACAGCCCAAATAAACGCCGACGACTTAATGAAAGCAATGCAGGAAACCAGCAAAGGGACGATCAGCAATAAGGACTTGATAACGGGAGCCAACAGAGCCATGGCGCTGGGAATTGGAAAAGACATAGGAACCATAACCACGTTAATGGACATCGCCCGAACCAAAGGCCAGAGCATGGGCTTGTCAATGACCCAGGCGTTCAACGACATAGTGACAGGCGTCGGCCGAGGAAGCCCGATGATTTTAGATAACCTCGGAATTATTGTAAAAATCGGGGAAGCGAACGAACAGTACGCCCAGAGCATAGGCAAGACCGTAGACGAAATGACAAGCGCCGAACAAAAGCAGGCGTTATTAAATGCGGTCGTAACCAGCGGGCGGGCAGAGATGCAGGCGATGGGCGAAATTCAGATAACGAACAAAGAGCGCATGGAGCAAATGACAACCAGCCTGGCCAATTTCAAAGACGTACTAGGCGCGGAGCTTATACCATACATGACCCAATTCGCGACGATAGCAACCGAATGGATCAACAAATTCCAAGGACTAGACGCGGGACAAAAGAAAATGGTAGTAGCAGGCCTGGCCTTGCTTGCCGTTTTACCTCCGCTTTTAATTGTAGTAGGAATGCTGGCACAGGGAATCGGAGCCTTGACCGTGGCCGTGGGCTTTTTGATAAGCCCCGTCGGTTTGGTAATTTTGGCCGTCGGCGCTTTGATAGCGATAGGCGTCCTGCTTTACAAGAACTGGGACACGATAAAACAAAAGGCAGGCGAAATATGGGGAGCGATAACAGGAACCGTAGCGGGCTGGCTAGAGAGCATGCGGAACGCGATAACCGAAAAATTAAATTTTGTAAAATTATTTTTAGCCGAGTTTTTCAACCTGGCGCTAGGCATCGTGGCCTACGGCGTCGGGCTTTTGATTGGAAGTTTTAAGTTATTATTAGACTGGCTATTCCCAGGCTGGAGCGAAGCGCTGACCACAGTGATAGAATTCGTAAAGACAGCAATGGCCACATTGGGAAGCGCGATAAGCGTAGCGATGACCACAATAAAAACCGTCATGAGCGGAGCCTGGGAATTCGTAAAAGGAATAACAACGAACGCCTGGGGATTTATCAAGGACGACGTAATGGCCTCGATTGGCTTCGTGGCAGGATTGATCCAGGCAGTAGCCGAACCGATAAAACAAGCCTGGGGAGCAATATGGGACGGAGTAAAAACCATGACCACGAACGCCTGGGGAAGCATAAAGGAAGCGGTCAAGAGCGGAATCAACTGGATCATCGACAAGCTAAACTGGTTTATTCAACAGGCAAACAAAATAGCGAAAGCAGGAAACGTGATACCAGGCGTAACCGTACCGCAACTAAGCCAGATACCAAGACTGGCCAAGGGCGGAATTGTAGACAGCCCGACCCTGGCAATGATAGGCGAAAAAGGACGGGAGGCCGTGGTACCATTGGACGGCAACACAGGACTAGGCAATACAATTATTTTAAATATAACAGGGAACCAGCTCCTAAACGAACGGGACGCCGAAAAACTAGGCGACGCGATCCTGGGCAAATTGAAGCTGGGGCTTAACATAGCATAAATGAACATAGCCGTAAGCGTCGCAGGAAGCGACCGAACAAACCAAATAGACTGGCGATCGTTCTCGATAGAGGACAACGTAAACGAGGAGGCGAACCTTTGCTATTTTAAATACAAAAAATACGGCGACCGAACATTCATACCGATAGTAGGAAACGCGGTCGAAGTAACCAGCGGAAGCGAGAAGTTATTCTCGGGAACGATAACTAGAATCAAAAACGAAGTGAGCAAGGGCGTTATAACATACAGCGTAACCTGCAAAGACCACACCGAGGAGCTAGACCGAATATTCGTGATCGACCGATACGAGAACAAAACCGTAGCGGAAATTATTCAATCGATAATAGACGACTACAACCCGAACGTGACATACACGAACGTGGCCTGCCCGATAAACATCGAGAGCGTAGCTTTTAACCGCCTGCCGATTAGCCAGTGCATACAGACCCTAGCCGAGCAAGTGAATTATTCCTGGTACATCGACTACGACAAAGATATTCATTTTTTTAGCAAGAACACCGAACCCGCACCATTCAACCTAGACCCGACCAGCGGTAATTTTATATACGACAGCCTCCAAATTCAGATAGACAATAGCCAACTAAAAAACCGCGTGACCATTCGGGGCGCGGAACGGGAAGCCACAAACGAGAGAACCAAGGAATGGACGACCAACGCCACAGGCCAGAAAACATTCGGGACGGATTACAAATTCAGTAGCAAGCCGACCGTAACCGTGGACAGCGTAGCCCAGACCGTCGGAACCGAAAACATAGACACCGTGGGCTTCGATTGTTACTGGGACTACAACCAAAAATACGTACGATTTGAAACGGCGCCAGGAAGCGGGTCGCTGATTGAAATAACAGCAAAACCATTAATCCCAATCGTCGCCCAGGTAGAGGACGCGGGAAGCATAGCCACCTACGGCGTGCACGAATTCCTACGGATAGACACCAGCATAACAACCAGCGAGGAGGCCAAACTTTACGCCCAGGCGCAACTGGAAATGTACGGCAAGAGCCTCCGAAACGGGAGCTTCAGAACCGAGAAGCCAGGACTAGTAAGCGGACAAACCATAGGCATAACAATCCCGAGCCGAGGCATTTCAAACACGTACGTGATCCAGCGAGTAACCCTGGAAATGCAACAGCCGAGCGAAGCGGAATACAACGTAGAGATAGCGCTCCTGCGCGACCTAGGAATGATTAAATTTTTACAGGGATTGATACTAGACAAGACAAAACAAATCGTCCTAAACGAAAACGAGGTACTAGAAAAGGCGTACTTCATAATAGAGGACATCGCCGTGACAGAGGAAATAACAAAGAGCGCGCCAGTTTTTATTCAAGAACCGATAAACGTAACCGAGCTGGTAGAAAAAGACCCGTTCGGAGCAGGCGTCCCGCCAGACTTCGTGCTAGCGCCATACATCCCTACCAGCAACACCGACCCCAAGCGAGAATTCAAACTAGACCGTAGCAGGCTAGGCTAACAATAATTAAAAAGCAAAAATATGAACAACATAAACACAGCGGTAAAAGTGACGGGAATCGTAGAGGCGCGCTTTTACGATCAGAGCACGCTAAGCCAATACCAGCAATGGGTAAATAAAGCGATTTTAAAAATTAGAAACGCCGTCCCAAAAATAATGAAATTTTATCAGCTCGGCGAATTAAAGAACGCCGACATACACCAGAACGTAATATGCAACGCGGGCTTCAATGCCGTGGCTAAATTGCTGACAGGCGACGTAACCTACACGGGCGAGATAAACAAAATGGCGCTAGGAACGGGAACCACAGGATCAGCCAGCGCAACCGATACGGAACTGGAAACCGAAACCTACAGGAACGACACCGCCAGCGGAACCGACGACGAGAACATAGCATACGTGACGGCTTATTTTACAGAGGGCGAAGTTAATGGGACATTTACAGAATTCGGAAATTTTATAGACGGAACGGGAACCGCAGACACGGGACAATTATGGACACACCTAAAAGGACTTAACTGGGTAAAGGACGGATTGACCGTGCTCGTTATTTCCTGCAAGTACACATTCGCAAGCGTATAACAAACAAAAATATGGAATTGAAAATAACACTAAACGTAAAAAACAAAGGGGAGGCATACGGAATAACCAGCCTCCTAAAAATGCAACACGAAGTAACCGACGCAAAGCTGGACGGCGAAGTTTTCGAGTTTACACAAAAGCGCGACAAAGAAGCGATCCAGGACGAGCAGGGAGCCCCGAGCCCTAATTTTTATTAAACAATTAGCATACCAAAAATATGGCATACAAGAAAACATTCATAATCGGCGCGAAGCTACTAGCCAGCGAGCTGACTGATAATTTTACAATCCTGGAACCAACCGCCTCATACGGGCAGACGCCAGCTAGACTGGACGGCGGAACCGCGGGGGCGCTTTCAAATTTTCAAGCCGTGACAGACGCGGGCTTCAAAGTAAGCGTGGACAGCGTGGAATATGAATACGGAGCGGGGAATCCTTATTATTACCCAGCCGAAAATTTGGTACAGCAACTAAACGGAGGGAGCTCGCTATCGTGGCCAACCAACTACACGACAGAGAGAGCGGGGAACCAATTCAGGACAGGAGCCGAAGCCGTGGCCATAAAAAGCGTATCGGTATGGATACGATCAGAATACTCGCATTCGAGCTACGCGATCGTTTGCGCGATCAGGGACGTAGACGGAGGAGGCCTGCCGACTGGAACCGTCTACGCGAGCAAGTCAATGAATTATACATACTGGGGGACGAGCTTCACAAAAGTAACCTACACATTCGACACCCCGCCGATTTTAGAGGCGAACACCCAGTACGCGTTCGAGCTTTATCAAACTGGAGGCGGAAGCGAATACAACACCTGGATAGAATACACGGGAACGCAATACTACCCAGACAACCAAAGGGTAAACCTGGCGCCAGGCGGATCGTGGGCATTGGCCAGCGGTAATTTGAAATTTGAAATAGAACAACAAGTCGTAGACAGAGGCGACCTAACGGGAGCGGGGTCGCATGCAGAGATAGCCAGCATTATACAGAACGGGCTAAGGATTAGAGGCCTGGACGAAGTGCTGGTAGAATACGAAACCGACCACTACGCAATAACATCGCCAACGAACGGAATATACGGAAGCGTACTAGCGCTGACAGCGCCGACAAGCGGGACAAGCATAATCGGAGCGACATACCTAAACATGGACGCGACGGGCGGAACCGAAGTCGACGGGACAGTAACCAGCGCAAACAAAGTTATAAAAGCAGGAAGCGCTGGATTTGTAGTGCCTCCACTTTTAAACGCAACAAAAACGTACGAAGCCCCATCGCCTAGGATTTTATACGGAGGAACCAGCCCAGAGTCACTGGCAAATTTTAACACGTTAATGAACGGCGACAACGACGGGAAAATAAAAGCCATAATTGACGGAACCGTGTACGAGATAGACATACCACTCGCATACACACCAATAACAAACCTGCTAAACCAAACCGTGGGAAATAGTCAAGTGTTTTGGCACACGCTGAACCAAGACGGGAACGGACAAACGATAAATATCCCCGCAGGATTTAAAAACATAACGAGAATAACCGTCTACGCCCAGGGAGGCTTCACGACAGACGGAACCCACCAATTCGAAGTATGGGACAGCATAAATAAAAACACAAAATACGGCGAAACCGTAACCCAGGCGTCGACAGATTTCAACTTCCCAGACAATCCGATCCCAGTAACGGCTGGCGAGGTCGGAGTATTCCTGGAATACCAGCACAGAACAGGAAGTCAGGCAGTTTTTGCGGGATCGAGCTACGAC